CCTTTCGGTAGCAGGGCCTAGAAGTTCAGAGGGTCTCCACCTCCTCGTCCTTGAGGTTGTGCTGTGCCTTGAAGTCGCGGCGGGCCAAAGCCCAGCCGCGATTGGTCGCGACAACCCGCTCCGCCACTACCTCGCCGGCCTTCCGGCCGACGAAGTGGAAAACCTCACGCTGGCCGATCTCTCGGCCAGCGCTATCAACAACTTTAGTGCTCATTTGAGCTCCTTAGCATCTGTGACATACGGAATGTATGCATTAGATGCCATAGAAGAAAAAGGCCCACCAAAGTGAGCCTTTACATTTCTTTTAACGTCTTAATGCTTAGACGCCTGCCCCCAGCTTTTACCTAGGGGCAGGGAGGTCACCCATTCGCCTCGATGAAGAGACGGATCTCTTCATCGGTGACGAGGCGGGCAGCCTCTGCGAGCTCCTGAAGCCCTTCCAGACCGAAGTCTTTCAGGGTTTCGAGGATTTCGTCGTAGTTCATGGTCTTTCTCCAACGAACTATGCTTGCCGCTCACCAACGGCTTAGCAAGAGTGGGACTCACTCTCATAGAAGTAGATAAAAGAAAAAGGGGCCGAAGCCCCCAGATCCATCCCTACTATCTTTACTTCTCCCGTAGGTGGGGGAGATAACGCTCAGGTGTCGAGGCAGACCTCGACAACGGCTACCTGAGCAGAGGCCATTTCTAGCCTCCACATCGATAGCCGACCCGTGTCCCACAAGTGGGACACCCGGGCACCCTTCGGCAGGTGCCTGGCAAGCAGGGCTGCGAAGCCCCGCTTGGAGAGCCTGAGCACGGCCATACGCATGAACATGCGTCACCTCGTGCTACTAGCCTGTACTACACCATACGTACCCCATGTACATAGGCGTTAGTACCATAGTAGTGATTAAAAGAAAGGCCCCCTACCCGTAGGTAGGGGGCCTAGTGCCTAGTTTGGAGTGCGGAAGAGAATGCACCACTCTCGCGCATCGCTGTGCAGGGGCATACGGACGCACTCCAGCATGCGGTGCTGGGCCTGGACGGCCCGCGCACGCGCATCCGCCGCGGCCTCCACCCGTGTAGCCTCTTTCATCTCCTTACGGAGACGAACATCCACCGCGACCAAGGTCGCGGTGGTGAGGATGACGAGCAGGGCGGCTGCAACGGCGCTGGTAACGTTAGACATGTTAGCCTCCGTGAATCTACCCATCTACCTCATGCTCCCACTGTACTCCGCGTACAGTTAAGCCCTTTTGGTTTCGGATGGGTTAGATCCATAGAAATAAAAAGGTGTATGTCATACTGAATACACCTATGTGTACTACACTGTAGTGGATAGTAAAAAGAAGGGCCCCCACTACCCGTAGGTAGTGGGGGCCAGAGGGCCTAGTACCGCGCGCCCCACCGAGGGCGGGGGCCGTGCCGGCCGGCGGTGCGCCACCGCTCGACCTCCCCATGCCAGGCATGGGTCGTCCAGCTGTGGCGGCGGCCGGCCTTCTCCGCGATCTCGGTGCACTGACTCACCTTCATGTAGGCCATGAGGACGAAGCAGGTCGCGACGACCAGCGCGAGGATGGTTGCGTAGAAGTTGTTGGACATACGTCCTCCAAGGTCTACCCATCACTTCCTCATATGCCCACCATACACGAATGTATAGCTGCATCCTTTCGGATTCTGGATGGGTTAGATCCATAGAAAAAAGGGCTTACGCCCTTATCCCCTAGTTATCAGGGGATTCATCTGTTGGTATAGACATCCCATCCTCTTTGGCTATGGACTTGATTGTCCATAGAATTAAAAAGGCATGTATTGCCCATAGAGAAAATGATTGGCCGCACCCCTTCGCAAGGATGTGTTCAATAGAAGCATTTTACTTTACCCGGGTGGGCTCGCAAGTCCACAGGGCAGTAAATAGCTTCCTATCAATACCAGGTACTAACCTACCATATTTTCAATTTCCAATAAGCAATTTTTTGCAATGTCAAAAGGTACTAACCCAACTAAAATTCACTTACTATAAAGCGATTTTTGTTTCTTTTCAAAAACAAATTCCCAGCCTTTCCCCTCAGTTTTACCGGGAATCAGGAACAAGCCCCTTTTTCATATAATTTTCAGCACATTTTTTGCTCTATAGGGGCGGCCATCTTTACATCTCTAAGGGCCACTTGGTATTCAATAAGTATAGCATCAAAAGTCCCCGCGTTTGGAGGAATTGTGCAATTCTATAAGTTTAGTGGTAAACTCAAAGCTCTAAAAGAGCTTGTTGGCAAACTTGAATCATTCCATGCTTATAGGTACTTCTTCTTTGTTAAGAATTCTGATCTTGGTATTGAGTGTAGGTACGCTAAGAAGTCTCTTGAATTGTTTAAGAGTGAGAATGAGAAGGATGCTTTGTTGAAGCTACTTAATGATATTAGGAGTGAGTGTGACTTATTGGAGCAAGAACTACGTTCTGTATGAAATGGAAGAGTATTTTGAGATTGTAGATGGTATTACTGGTGAAGTTGTTATGGAGGTGTACAAATGGTACTGATGACTAGGAACAAAGAAAACAAGATTGTAGCCGTGCCCGTAAAGGAGAAATTGACGGTTGCGCCGATTACTGCCTTTGCTATTGATATGACTTCTGAGGAACCTGTCCCTGTTGCAGAGGAAATTGAGGAGCCGCGGGATGAATGGACTTCTCATTTCGTAGTTCGTGACGTTAAGGAGATCCCGAATGGGGAGCAGGCGTAAACTTATCTCTCTTCCCGGAGAGACTGATTTAGCTAGGCGTCAAGAAGACGCCATTAATGCTTTGTCTTACGGAGATGATAACTACGAAAATTACTTGGATAACTTAGACCCAGCTAAAAGAACAAGAATTGAGAACTCGCTACTTAGACGTAAGCATGGTATGCACACGGTCGCGCCAATTTCTTGTGCTGGACCTACGAAATGTCCATTTTTTAACTCTTGTCCAATCCCTGAACGTGACGAAAGTGGGCGCCCATTACCTGGCAACGACGAGGATTATCCTCTCTACCGGCCTTGCGTGTTCGAAATGACTTTCTTACAGCAGAAAACTGTAGACTACCTGCTTCACCTACAAGTAGATCCAAGCAATCCTATCGAAATGGCGATTGTTAACGAATTGGCTGTTATTGACCTGTACAAGCAAAGAGCTATGCTAGTTCTTGCTAATGGGGACAATGATGGAGATGGCCGCAACTTCTTGAAGCAAGATTTGGAAGAGATTCAGGGAGAGCATGGTGTGATTCTAAAGAAAACCACACAGCTACATCCTGTAATCGCTCTTATGAACACTCAAGAATCGAGGCGCATTAAACTACTAGAGAGTTTGATGGAGACTCGTAAAGCTAAACATGATGTTGCTAGCAAACTAGGTGACACTTCTAACGGCTCTACTCTGAAGACAGAACTAGAAATGATCCGCAAACTGCTAGAGAAAGGAGCAAAAGAGACAATTGTGCTAGATAGTAAGGAGAAAGTGAGAGAAGCCATTCCAATCGACGATGACTAACCAACTAGTTTAATGTATAAGGCCCGTAAGGGCCTTATATTTTTGAGGTAACTACATGGACGATTGGACAAGGCAATACCTGATTAACTCAGGCGTGCTCGATACTGAGACTCTTTCAAGAGAGGCTGGTTCGGGATTCACTGAAATTGCGTACTATAACTTTGCTGAAAACAAAGTTACTGAGTTTTTGCCGCGACCCCAAGAAGTAAACATCGAAACAGGCGCTTTCCAAGACGAAGCGAATATGAGGTCCTTCCGCGGTAGCAGATATACTGCAAAGAACTTCCTCACATGGAAAGACGCACTGGTCTCTATGCTTGTCAGAGAGTACAAGCTCGACGCAGCTAGACTAACGAACGCTGATGAAATCTTAAAAGCGCTAGAAACAACGAACACCTTCCTGTGGAAGCAGCTTAAAGAAAAGAACGCCCATCCACATCTGCTAGGGAACTATCCTACAGCAGGAGAGATCGCCCTTAGAGAAGCAGAGTTCAGGGCTGCTGGCATCAAATATGAGCTGGGCGGCGCGAATATCCCTATGGAAGACATCATGGGGATGCAGGGACCACTAAGACAAGCTATTACAAGAGCCCAAGACCCTACAAAAGGAAGCACTGTCTGGATCGCTAACGCAGTATTCGAAGCTAAGCAATTTGGCGCGACACTCGGAGCAATGGCCCAATCCAACAAAGCTTCTGTAGACCAATGGAAGAGCGTGTTCGAGACACGCTCAACATTTCCTGAACCATTCTACGTAACGGGAAGTGAAGTAAGCAAAGCAAGAACCAACGCTCAAATGACCGGCAACTGGATTGGCGTGTGGAAAGCATATAAAGAATTCACTCCAAAAGCAGGCGAAGTAGCAGTCAGAGACGTTCAGGATTTAACGCGCGCACTTCTTTCTTACGGTAAGACGTACGGACTAATCGATGTAAACACTAAGCAGATGGCTGGTGTAGGTATCGACTACCAAGAGCGTCTCTTAAGGGCAGCCTTTGAAACAGGAAAGAAAGCAGAGCAAGGCTTGCTTGGATCAGAAGCCCACAGAGCGGCAGAAGACGCAGCGAAGAGCGAAGCATACGTTCTACAAAGAAAGATCGAAAGCCTAAGGGCTTTCGATCTGCTAGAAGGAGGGAAAGAAGAAGGGAGATTGGCGATTGAGGAAGCAAGGAAGGGACAAGGCCCTCTCGCTGGAGTTCTGAAATACTTCGAAATGTACAATGACTCCGTACATGTCTTGAGAAGACGACACTTGTTGCAGCAGTACGAGAGAGGAATCGGCGACATCGAGACCAAAAAGTATGCTACCCATACTGATGGCATCGACAGAGTAATCGCAATGAGACAGGCGACTCCTTCTGGGAAGCCAAAAGACGTTTTTAGAGCTGACTTCGCTCAGAAATTTAGTACCACAGAAGAGGATTACTACGAGGAAGTAATCAAAAGAAACGACTTCTCACAGTACGGCTTAGACCAGCGAAAAGAATGGGATAAAATGCAGAATTTTATCCAAAGCGAAACTGAAAGAAGAAATAGAGAAGGACTACCTTTCCAGTCTAGGAAAGAGTTAGCAAACGTACACGTAGAAGAAGAAACTGGCACTGCTCTAGACAGCTACTTCAGTGCAAATGCCCGTAGGATGCTGAACTACGATGGTAGGAGACTTGCTGGAAGGCTGAGCTCCAGATGGGCTCCTATGGGATTAGGTAACTTCGTAGGTAATGCCGCAGGCAGAGCTTCCAAAGTAGGCACTACAATCATCAATAACGTGCCTCGCGCTGGTATGGCCGCGGTGGCTGTTGGTGCCCTAGGACTAATCGGACACTCAATGTCCCAAGAAAGTCGCGTAGAAGACTACGACAACAGCCGCTCTGTCCTAACGATGGACTACAAAGAATACGAACTATTAAGAAAGCAATCCGATGGTTTTGCTGAAACAGGTATGGCAAAGGCCACACGTAGCATGAATACCGACTTCGGTTCTCCGTACCGTGGTCCAGCTACGTCTTTTGATGTTCTAGTGCATCAAGATTTGCTTGAAGAACGCGAAAAGTACAACAGAATGAAGTACAACGCAGTCCATCACGACACTAGCTCGGGGTTGTTCTGGCCATTTCGCAGCCCCTTTAAGAAGTCAACTGCCTTGCAAGGTAGGGCTGCCGGTGAGGGAGAACTAGGAAATCTAAGAAATACAGAGAATATGAGGGTAATCGACGTAGACTCCAACTGGGAAATGGAAGTTGAAGACGTCGACACCGTAATGCTGAAGAAAAGGGGCTTTTTTGGTGGGGTACAGAGGTTTTTCGGACTAGGAGGGTCGCATACCTTCCGTCTTGAAGGTATCGACTCAACAGAAATCTCCCACGGCATGTTCGACAAGTCATGGCACACTCCACAGCCTGGAGCTACAGAAGCTATTGCAGGCATGAAACAGCTAATGTCGTCAGGGAAGCTTAAAATCGCTTATGACCCGAAGGATGCCACGTACGGACGTGCTGTCGGTACTGTGTTTGCAGACGGCCGTAACGTAAACCAGCAAGCTGTAGAGCGTGGTTTAGCTGCCCACCTACCCTACGGTAGCTACATGGATGCTCATGCTGACTGGGATGCCCTTAGACATGCAGAACAAAAGGCAGTAGAAGCTCGCCGCGGTCTTTGGGCTACGCCTTGGGCTCAGACCTATAGAGCTTTCTCTGAATCTGCTGGTACTCAGATCACCTTTAACACGTTTGCTCGGCCTAGCAAGATGGCTGAAAACTATCAAACTATGAAGTTGATCTCTGTTATGGAGCAAGCTCAGTCAGGAGGTATGTCTGCCAGTGTGGCAGAAGAGACTGCGCGACACATTGGACAGAAGTGGGACAAATTCGGTGACAATGTAAAGCCCTATAGAATGGAAGGTAACACTGCTGCAAACTACAGGACGTACATTGGTAACTTAATGCAGGACAACACGAACTTTGTTCAGACAAAAGGCACTGGTACTAATGCCAACAAGAACTCTGCTAGCAACCTTAACGAATTGAATAGTTATCTGGCCGTTGACTCGTTAGGAACAACTAACTCTGTCTATTCAAAACGTTCTCTTGAAGCATATAAGATTTACGGTGCTGATAAAGCTCGGAAACGTGAGCAAAAGGAAAGAATGGCCGCCATGCAGCGACATATTAACTCCAAATTCGGAGATTCTCCGATCAACCACCATAGGATGTAATTATGAGCCTAAATTCATTCTCAGGTTCTTTGAATAAGGGTATGTTTGGAGTCTTTGGCTTCGAGGCTTCTGGTCGTGGTGCGAACGGCGAAGACTTCTTTGAGTTTGGTAAGCTACGCACAAGCGTAAAGATTAACCCTCAGAGGGCTATCTCCAAAGCATTAGCTGGTGGTGCTGCTGGCGTAGCTGCTTCAATTGGTCTCTCTGTGCTTACTGGGGACGATTACTCTGCTTCTGCTATGGGAGTAGGTGGTGCCCTTGGTGGTGCGTTGATGAGCGGTTATCCTGATCTTAGGACCATGACTAAGCTCAGCCATAAAGGGAAAGCTTCTTTTCTTGGACCAGGTATCGGTATTGCTTCTTCTATGTACTTTATTGCTTCTGGGTATTCAGAGAATGGTATTCAAGGTGCTAAGGATGCTGCCATTTATGACTTGGCCCTTAATGCGGGTATGTGGAGTGGTGTTAGGGGCGCCGCTCTACGAACACATGGTGAAGCTGGATCCGGTATCGTTCAGCGTATGGTGAATACTGGTGGTCTTAGAATGGCAGGGCGAGGCATTGGCGCAGGTATTGGCGCTTCAATTGGTGCAGCTCTAGGAGGTGCTTCAGGTATTCCTGGGTTTGAGACCATTGGTACCTTGATGGGTGGTATGGTTGGTGGCGCCCCTTTGAGGAATATTGCGCGCCACCCTCTTATGTTTGCTGCAGCAGGCACTGCAATGATGGGTGGTGCCGCTATTAGTACAATTGGACGTGGGGCTTCTGAAGTGATTCGAATGGCAAATTCTCACCAGAAGATGCGTAAGTCTATACAAACAGATGGTTCTTTGGCAGCCTTTATGACTGAAGGGGCCACTACTATGCGCTCCCGTGCTGTTCAGGCTATTCAGAGATCTCACATGAATGCCAGATCGGCCCTTGGAAGGGAGGCTAACTTCATGCACTACCCATCCAAGAACTACCACTCTAGCTATAGGATGTGACCCTACACATGATGCTTACTTTCTCCAGCAAGATGACTATTTGGAATGATATCTCTAACTCTCTGTCTCAAAAAAAGACGTTAATTCTATTTACTGCTGGAATGCTGTATGAAGAAATTGCGCCTTTTATCATGGCATCGACGCAGTTCTTGGAGAAGAAGCCAGTAGTTAAGTCTTACAAGAACGCCTGGACTGCAACATTTGATGACTTCAGAATTGAGATCTATGATTTGGGCGACAGCGACCACGTAAATCTTGTTTTGGAAAGACATATCATGTCACCAATTATTGTAGGGAAAGTCATGACCTACGAAATTGAGAGCAACACTCTAGTTTGGAGTGTTTACGAAACAGAACTCCACCAATTGTTTGAGGCAAAAGAATACCTAGTGCCTATCAACAGGAATATCATCAATGGCTGAGCAGATTACGTTAGATTGGATCAGAAACAGGCTCTACACAGAGAATGAATACAAGGTTAAATATCAGGACCCTTACGTTAAGCTAACAGAAGCGGAAATCATTTGGCTTAGGAAGAAGTTCGATATCAATCCTGAATGGCATCGTACCTGTGTTGCTTGTATTGCGCGCCAACACATTAAGTATGGTGAGAACAATATTCCTTGCAGTGGGATCAAGAACTCTCTGCCTCCTGGATCTGCTGAAATTGTAGATCAGATGATGATCAAAGATGGCATTTCTCGTGAGCGCGCCACTTTAGTACTACGGGCCACACAAGATCCTGTTGCTTGGTGTGAGCTTATGTTTGGTTTTGATGATTCTACTAAGGATACTGATAACGAGTGGTACCTTAGACCCTATCAGAAGGAGCAGATTCGCTGTACTTCGAGAAGAATTGCCCTTAGAGAAGGACGGCGTTCAGGGAAAACGTTTGCCATTGCTCTTAAGTTGCTACATGCTGTTGAGACTGTAAAGATTCCTAAGGGTAAATCAAACGGGCAGAATGTTTACGCCGGCCCTCAGATCATGATCGTTACTCCTTACCAAGCTCAGATTAACGCGATCTTTCAGGAAATGGAAGATTTGCTTCTTCGTTGTCCCGAGCTAGCTGCCCAAGTCACTACAGGAGCCAGCGGCTCCTTGTATGCTAAAACTCCTCCTTTACGTATGGAGTTCAAGAATGGTGGCGTGATCAAAGGATTCGTTTCAGGCGTTGGCGTCAAGCAAGACGGCTCTTCTGGTGGTACCATGCGTGGACAGTCTGCCGACATCATCTATCTAGACGAAATGGATATGATTCCAGAGAAGATTCTTGATGATGCCATTATTCCTATTATGGCTACTCGTAAGAACACTCGAATCATTGCTACTTCTACTCCTATTGGTAAGCGCGCCGCCTTCTATAAATGGTGCATGCAAGATGCCTCATTCAAAGAAGATCACATCCCAACTACAGTTCTACCTCAATGGGACGAAACTAAAGACCTTCTTACCAAGGGCAAGAGCAAAGACTCTATCATGTCTGAGTTTATGGCCGAGTTTATTGATGGTGGCTCTTCTGTATTCCGTCCTTCTTGGATTATGAGTGCCCTTAGAGAGTACACGTATTATGAAACCATTAGTAATCATACTTTGCGTACTAAATTAGGGGTGGCGCGACCCGAGAAGCTCATCAAGTGTATGGGCATTGACTGGAACAAGAATGCGGGTACTGAGTTCTATGTAGCTGGCTATGATGCAGATGGACATAGGTGGATTGGACTCGAAGCAATCAACATCTCCCAGTCAGAGTTCTCTTCTATTAAGTGGAAAGAAGAAGTAATTCGCCTCACTCATAAGTGGAACCTGGACTATATCTATGCAGACGACGGGTACGGCCACACAATTATTGAGGACTTGCAAGTTTACTCTCTTGCTATGAGAGAAAAGGAAAAGAAAACAGAAAGAGAAAAGTCCGCAGCTCGAATCGTAGACATCATCAAGTCGTTCAACTTCTCTTCGAAGGTAACTCTGAGGTCGCCAGTAGACGGCCGCGAAATCCAAAAGACCGCGAAAGACTTCCTTGTAGAAAACGCAATGCGTATCTTTGAAGATGAAAAGTTTGTATTCCCTAAAGATGATGAGCAACTAAAAAACGAACTTGGAAACTACATCATCGTAAGGCGTAACCCACAAACCAATCGTCCTATCTACGGGCCCGAAAACGCTACGGTCGGAGACCATAGACTAGATGCTTGGATGTTGGCCCTTGGAGGGTTGTTCATTGAGCTATCGGAGTACTCACCAAACATGTATGGAGATGGCAACGTCTCTGTAGTGGATGACAAGACACTGGAGAAAAGAGGAAAGGAAAACGAATCTGACCTAAGCGGTACTGCAGAATTCATTAGAGACGTAGCGAAGGCAGGCGTCTCTATTACGGGCCTGAATATCTATGGTGGCAATGGTACACTGTTGAATGAATTGGACTATGAAGGTAGTAAGAAACAAGGTATTTCTCGTAGAAACAACGCACCAAAAACAGTAGCTGAGTACTATAAGAATTTACCAAAAGGTTACGATCCAGATAGTGATTCATTCAATGATGATAACGATATTTACGCTGTACCACGCAGGGGCGGTAAGCCTCTAGGGAGGAGATAATGGCAAGGAATTTTAAAGGAGTTGCTGGTCTCTTTGATGATGCATTTGATGCTGGTGTAAGAATTGCTCCTCCAGCTCCAAGTCAAAGCGCCCAGGGTAATATCTTGCCTATAAACCCTTTTGGTTCATCCAGAAATGTAGGAGGATGGCTGAATCTAGATCCTCCTATTGATAGGACCGCACCTAGAAAAAATACTGTCAACGTAGCAGACGTATCTCCTGGAAGAGAATACAGAGGTTATAAAGAGCGACCGAATTCTGTGACACAGCGTATTGTCTCGAATTCGGGATCTAAAATGAGTCCTGAAGAAATTGAAGCCAAAAGACTTAGCATGCTAGAAATGGCTGCTGGGCCTCAAATCAAAGGAAATCCAGGTAAAAGAAGTGTAAGAAGAAACGAGCAAATGGGAGGCTCTCCAGTAATTGAGCCCAACCATACAGCTCGTCATCCCTTTTTAAATCGTTTAGGACAAAATGTAAATCAAAAAGAGCACATTTATGACACAGGGGCGGACATTTTCCCTAGAAAAGAGACGCAATTAGTTCCTGTTCCTGGAACTCATTCAATTAACGAAAGAATGGTACATGTAAAACCTAAACCATCAGAAAATCCACTAGTACATGTTCCAGGTCACAGAGTGGAAACAGAATATATTTCTGGTAGACAGAAACGGGGTTTAACTGAAAAGGGCAGTGTTGCCTCACCAAGCCATGTCCCTGCTATGGGCTTTGGTTCTGCTAATGCTGTAGTTGGTGGGGCTCTTGTTGGTGGTGGTACTGCTTGGATTGGCTCTACTGAAGAGAACCGTGGAGCATGGACCTTTGCTAAAGGAGCTACTTTTGGTGCTGCTGGTGGTGCTGTGGTATCTGGAGTTGCTAGTAGAGGAATGATTAGTGGCGTCGCTGAATGGGGACAAGCTGTAAGCAAGAACTTCGACTTTGGTACTGAGTTTGCAGGCAAGGCTGTTCAAGCAGCTCGTGGCATTGAAAGCGCCGAAGCTAGAGCTGCTCTCTTTGCTACTGGTGCTATGCTTGGTGGTGGTATGTTTGGTACAAACAGAAACCGTGCTCAGGGCCTCAACTCTACTAGAGGCAATAGGTTTGGTGGATAATGAGTCTTAAATTCTTCGATACTAATTTTGATGAGCTCTCTAGTAGCAATCCTTTGTGGACTGCCCATAATGGATACTACGGGGATGCTTCTGAAGTTCAATTCTTTGTTAGGAATGATAGCGCGAACCACTACTACCAGCAGATCCAAGTTCAACTTACATCTTCAGGATCTTATGATGTCACTGGAGAGTATGGGACTAGTGGTTGGTCGTTTAAGTTGATTCCTGGTTCACGTAGACCTACTGAGAAAGAATGGGACGCCGCAACCAATATGGCGCCAGTTGTTCTTGGGTCCTTAGGAGATACAGATGCTGGAGACACTACTACTTTGCTTTCAGTTTGGCTTAGGGTTTTTGTGCCTGGTCGCACTCCAGCTCAGTATCGGAATAACTATGTACTTACTCTTTCCGCACAAGAGAAAGTAGTAGGTAGCTGATGTCATTTGAAAAGATCTTTAAAGGGTTCAATCCTCCTGATTTACAGCCTGATTTTGGTAGTTTGAATGAGGCCGTTAGGGGAGGCAAGGCGAGCGGAGAAGATGTCGCCGCAAAGCTCAATAAGCGTTTGGAGGAAGCTTCGACTGAAAAAGCTGGGCCAATTAAAGCGTTGTCCTTAGAAGAATCAATCGAACAAGCAAAGCTAATTGACGACGCCAAAATGCAAGTAAGGCAGACTATGGAGCGCCTCACTTCTTTCTCTAACGGCCTAGACCTACAGCTATCCGAACAAAACAAGATTGGCTACAAACTAAATATCTCTAAACGTAGAAACCTCAGGACGGCAACAAGACAACTATATGGTGAAGCCAAAGACGCTATCACGTATCAGATGTACAAAGAGCTAAAAGCATTAAAAGCTAAGCTAGATAAAGAGAGTACTGAAGAGTATGTGAAGGGCGATTGGGGGAATACATGAGCTTTCTAAGTAAGGCTGCCCGTAACGAGGATGGCTTTTCTGCTAACAAGTACAGAGAAGAAGGTTACAAGATCCTGTTCCCTAAGATTGGGAGGGATTTTGTTACTCGAGCTGATTTGGAAGCGATCCTAAGAAGTTTTGCTCAGGAATTGGGCGTCTCTGCACCAATCACAGATTTTCGTTATGACGGAGAAGCTAGAGCTCTGGCTCACACGTACGCTGACCTTGTAGAACGTGGGCAGGGCGGAAAGATGATCCGCGAAGACCTAATCAAAATGGACGACGACTAATGATTACTGCAGACCTATATGATCAAGAGACATACAACAACATTGTGTTGTTGATTGATGCGTTTGAGACAGCGGCCCTTGAGTCAGAAACAAGGGAAGGCATCATCATGTCTATGCAAGGCCCTATTGAGGGCTTTAAAACTATTCTGCAGGGAGCAGACGAGTCTCTCAATCGTATGAAGAAGATTGGCACGCCTCCTGGATACAGCTCCAAGAGTAGCGTTCCCTCTCCTACGGGCTCACAAGACGATACAGCCGACTCTACACTGACAGCCAGCTACGTACCTGGAGAGAATGACGGATTCACTCTGAACCAAGATAATGCGATCCCAACAGCCTCTTTTGAGATTGGCGGCGGGTCTCTTAACCTTGGAGCAGATTATGGCAGCCTTCTTGGTATGTCGCCTGCAGACGCAGCCAAGTTCGAAGCCTACATGGCAGAATGTTGGAACTGTAACACACGCATTAATTTCAATTGGCAAATCCCATTAGTTGATTTATTGGGACCAATCTTTAGCTTGCTAAATGACATCAACCAGATTTTAGATGAACTAGAAGAACTAACTAATCCTGTCAATTTCTTGCGTAACTTCTGTCGTTGGATGAACTGGTTTACACTCGTTTGTCCTGCTGATTGGATTGCTTTGTTGATGGCTCTGAAGATGCTATTCACTAAGTATCTGACGTTCGCTCTATCGGCTAAGCTCGATTGGACAGTATTACTCGGACCAATCATCAACTTTATTGTAGATGCGCTATCTAGTTTGATTCAGCAGATTGCTGGGGTAGTGTTAAATCCGCTTGATTGCTTAGAGGGCATCTTTATGACCTTGTCAACTGTCGAGTACCAAGCGAAAGACACTTACGCTACTATGAAGGCCGCTAAGGAAGAATTCCTGCAGCGCTTGAAGGAAATTAAAGGCGGCGAAATCCTACCTAACGCAGAAGCCAAGCTTGTCTTTACGGGCCTATATTGGGACGGAGCCAAGAAGAAGTTCGTAAGAACAGACCAGCTGATTGACGGCAAGAACATGACTGGCATTCCAGATGGCACTAAAACACTCAACCCATGGAAAGAGTTCATCTCTGGAGCAGAGTTCACTTCAGCTAGAACCATGAAAGAAGCGATTCAGAAACCAGCTACGGACGATTTGTTCTTTAACAAGTTTGTGTCGGCTATTGCTGAAGCTAAAGATAACGTTAGTGACTTCTTCAATGAGATTCTTGCGTCTCTAAGAAGTATCAAAGGATTGGTTGCTGGTGGGCTTAGTGTGCAGCTAGAAGCATATGGGTTTATGCTTTTGATTCTGAGCATCATCAGATTCGTGGTGATGATTATCAACTTGATCAAAGAGAACAAAGACGTTACAGACTGGTGTCAGTTTGTAGAGGAACATCCAGATAAGCTTGAGGATGCGCTTAAGCGTTTTGTCGATCCAACATCCAGTGCCAAAGAGGGGACTGTAACAGTGAGCGGCCACACTCTACCTCTATCGGCCTGCATTAGTAGTCGAGATCCACAAGAGTCTGTTATGCTTAGCAAATGGATTTCCGAACTAACGGAGAATAGAACATGAAACCTTCTGTAGCCCTAGCAATTAGAAACTTTGCTGCCCGTAGAGAAGATGAAGGCTATCTCTCTGACGCGGATTCCTTTCAGGTACTTGGTAGTGTTAAGCCTAAACCCTTTTCGTACACTGAGAAATACGCAAAGGAACAGTTCTTTAGTGCAGAGTATGACTTTAGAGAGATTCAGGTAGCTCAGCACTCCGACGGTTACTTCTCTAGATCTATTCGTAAGAAAGTGAATAGGTTAATGGTGGCCGGCTTTACTATTAGTTCTAAGGACTCAGATAAAGCAGACTATGTTAAGATGCGCTTGCGTGAGATTGCTGGGGCTACGAATATCCCGACATCTATGATGGTGTACTCTCACTTGTTTGATTTGGCGCGCTACAATAACTGCATCGTAGTCAAAACTCGTAGTGAGAACAAAAGCTCAGCAAAACCAAGAAAGTTACCTAGTGGCGCAGAGATGCAACCGGTAGCTGGTTATCATGTTCTACCAATTGAGACTCTGAGGTTCAGAGCCAAACCAAACGGTGAGCTGATCGAAGTAAAGCAGCTTATGCCTACGGGCAACGAAAAGATCTTTCCAGCTAAAGACATTGTGCATTTCTGTACGAATAGGAGTCCCGGCTTCTTTCTAGGTACGCCTGAGCTAATTCCAGCTATTGATGATATCCAAATCTTGCGTCGTGTCGAAGAAAACATCCAGGATTTGATTGAAACAAACCTCTTCCCTGTATTCCACTATACTGTTGGTACTGACGAGATGCCTGAGCGTGTCTCTCCTGATGGTATTAAAGAGACTTCTAAGGTGGCCCATAAGGTAAAGCACATGCCTCCAGGAGGTGTGTTGGTCACAGACCATAGGCACAAGATCCAGGCTATTGGTAGTGAAGGCAGGTCTCTGCGGATTGACTACTATATCGATCATTTTAAGTCGCGCGCATTCGCTTCATTGGGTACGTCTGCACTTGATATGGGAGAAGGAGACTCTGCTAATAGGTCTACGGCCTCTACTCTTTCTAAGGGCATGCTGCTAGATATCGAGGCGCTTGCTATCGAGTACGCTATCCAATTCAACGCTTACGTGATCGACGAAATCCTACTTGAAGGTGGATACGACATCTTCGAGGAAGAAGAAAAAGTTAGCATCAAGTTTGGCGTCATTGATAAGGAAGAGCGCCGAGCTGATGAAAACCAGATTATTCAGAAATGGGCAGCCAATCTTATGACAGTCGAAGAAGCTAAGATTGCTCTTGGCGATAGGCCATTCTCTGAAGAGGATTTGAAGCGTACGCATCATGCTCTGTTTGGTGAACCAGCTGCTCTACTTAAGAGCGCGACGATTCCCTTTGCTGCTGGAGAGGCTTTGGCCAATGCTCCTGCGTCTAATCTAACCCCTCAGGCCGTTAAGAAAGAAGAGAAGCGTGGTGAAGAAGAGCTAAAGATCCAGAAGCAGGCAGCTCAGACAGCAGCCAAAGCTAAGACTGCTGCCGCCAAAGCGAAGTCAGGAAGACCGGCCACAAAGAAAAGCAAGACTAACGCCAATAAGACTCGCCCTGCTAACCAGTATGGATCTAGAGCCGCAGCTAAAACAACACGAGATGTAGAATTCCCAAGCGAACAACGTATAATCGTAAGTGATGATTTAACTCAAAAGCCAGAATTCCAAGCTTGGAAAGATATGGTTTGGAATAGGTACCAGTTAATGAAAGACACTTATGACGACTTGCAAGCAATCGCAGATAGCATGCTTTGGAGGATTCAAGATGAAGAGTAACCTTATTGATGTTGTATCTGCTCGGTTCCCTGAGCTAGCAGATAAGGATACCGGGGAAATCTTAGATTTCCTATTTGATGAAGCCCGCGGAAGTAAGAAGGGTTTGTCGGTAGACATCGTCCTATCTACTTCAGCCAAGATGATTAACAAGCGCATTTATCGCCCTAGCGGCCATATTGGCGGTATCGATTCTTGGACTAAACCCTACAAAAAGCCAATCCTAATCAACCACAATGAGAACTCGGAGCCTATTGGCAGAATCCGATCGGTGGAATGGAAGGCGAACCCAGCGGCAAAGAAGTTCTTCACTACAGACAAAGAGTATAAAGAGTTTGTTCATGTAGTGAACAACGGTACTCCTAAAGAAGTACAGCAGATTATGAACCGTTATCGGCTTCTCAATGACAGGAGTTGGCCGGGGCTAGGTGACCTTGTGGCCACTCTAGACATCAAGGACCGTAATGCTGCAGAAAAGATTCTAGATGAGCGTTACCTGACCTTCTCGCAATCTTCAGATACAGACTCATACGCTTGTGGAGAGTGTGGCGCTGACAGAATGCAGGGACAGAAATGCCAACACAAACATGGTATGAAGGACAAGAAAGGTAACATCCCTGTAATGATCTGCGGGAATCTTTATGGAAAAGAAGTCTCCACAGTAAATACTCCTGGGAATGACACCTCTGTTGTTTTCAACATTTCATTTGAAGATAGTGAGAACGGAGAAGTCGAAGAAGTGAATTTCTTTGACTTGGAAGATATTTCTTACGAAGCTACCTATAACGAACTACCAGGAGATGAAATCATGGACATTAGCGAAGAGGCGCTCAACTCTATTGTAGAGAAAGTAGCTGCCCGTATGGCTAAGCCCGTTGAGACTGCGCAGGAGGCCGCCAAGCCTTCGTTTAGCAAGCTTGACACGGCATACCAAAAGAGATTCAAGACCACCAAGGATGCTACTTCTACGGGCTTTGCTTTGGTAGCAGACTCTGAAGAGCTCATGGTCTATTGTGTAGAGGACCTTGAGGGAGTCAAGGAGATGCTCGATTTGTTTGACTGCAAGGTTGAACGTGAGGCTCTGAGTGATTCTCTAGCCAAGGCCGAAGAGTATTTTACCAAGGTTGTATCGGATGAGGCCCTTAAGGCAGAGATCCAGTCTTTGAAGGATCAGCTAGAAGCAATCAAGCAAGATTATGCGCGTTTGCTTTCTGACTCCAAGAAAGAAGTGGAAGATACAAAAGAGGAAAAAAACTCGGTTTCTGATGCGGAAGGACTTGACGCAAAAGACACTTCTACCGAGAATGTTAAAGAACAAGAAACTGTTGAAAATCCTAGTGAGAGCGGTACCCCTGGCTTGAACACAAGCGATGCTGGTAAAACGACCCTCAAGGATTCGCGCTTTGAATACTATGTTGGGAAGTACCAGAATATCTTGAAGACTAAAGGAGGCCGAGCCGCAGGCTCTTACCTCCTAAGCATCAAGGCTGCTGGATATGTGCCGACAAACTTTGACCCCAGTCTTTACATCTAAGATTTAAGGAGTAAACAAAATGAGTGACTTTCTACGTAGGGATGACTTCTTTGGAGATATCACCCCTGAGAACTTCCGGAATGAGAACGTTATCCTGCCCCAGGGTACTTACATTCCTGCCAAGTGGCTGCCCGTTGTGTGGGTTGACACCAACCGTGACGCGGGTTCGGACGCCTTTGTTATCTCCAAGGGCAAGCCTGTTTCCTTTGACAGCCAGGGTGACCTGATTCCTTCCTCGTTCTACTACTTCGTCAGCACTGTTGCTGCCACGAGCGAGACTTGCCTTACCTACACGGCCACTGACGTGACCTGGAAGGTACAGGATCTAGTTACCGGTCTTCCTGTTGCTGCGGCAGTAAGCTACACCGCCGAAGTGGTTGCGAAGGCTCTGAGAGAGCGTGGTTTGGTCCCCTCTAGCTTGGCTGCAGTTAGCAACCTCGCTACTTGCAAGGCTGTCTTCGCTGCTTTCGTGTCTTTGCCTGTCGGTCTGGCCCCCTATGATTACTTCAAGTATGGCGGCAAGGCTGAAAACGGCGATCAGGCTTTCACCAACTACCTGAAGCAGTCCAACGTTCAGTTCATCACTGAGATGATGCTCGACCTTCCTCACCGGATTGGTGCCTCGCTTGTCACTGATGAGTTCGATGCTGACTCTGGCGCTACCACCGTCACCAGCTCTGCTGCCGCTGCCGGTGTTGTAATGGCTGCTGGCGAGGTCTGGAATGCTACGGCTCTCGCCTCGCTAACCCGTTACTCCCTTATGGGCGTCACTGCTTCCAAACCCGTTGTTGGTCTGAAGCTATCTCAAGGTGAAGTGGCTCACGTTACGGAGCGGACCACGTTCTCTTGTGATGACGCCTCTGTGCTTGTGAAGGCAAAGACCTCTCCTGCAGCTATCCGCTCTGAGGGCGACTACTACATCGACTTTGAGCAGGGCGTGCTCTTCATTCACTCCGATGTCTGGGACACTCTTGTGGCCGACAGCACTGTGTTCAACGTGAGCTTCTACGTTTACGCCTTGGGTACTGCTGCTAGTTCCCAGCGTTACGTTTACTTCGAGGGTGTCGCCCAGCCCGGCGCACGTATCGGTATCGACAAGAAGGGCAACTTCGTTAAGTCCGGTTCTGCTAGCGATATCTTCAGTGGTGTTGCGAACTTCGGCTTCCTGAACTTTGCTGAGTACGAGCCCTACGCGTTGATGGACAAGGTGAAGAGTGCTACTGAGCCCCGCACCCAGTCCATTCCCGCCACCGCCCGTATGCCAGGAACCGCTACCAAGGGCTTCTCCGATGGTATCATGAAGGCTGAGTCGACCGTTGCTGATCGCCACGCCATCCTGACCCTGCGTTTCCTCTAATCAATATCAATAAAGTTTAGGAGATTAACCATGGCTTTCAACCTTAAGCTTCGAGACAACGCTGGCGACATGCCCTTTAACGAGGACAGCCAGGAAGATGCGAAGAAGCTATACGATGCTTTTACTAACTCTGGTCGCGTGGCTGGTGAGGAGACTCCTCTTGATTGGGGCTCTCTAGTCACTACCCTTCGTGACACCGTTTCCAGCTCTAACATTCGTCCTCTGCTCTCTTCTTCTATTGAGATCATGATGCGTGAGCCCGTAGAGCCGATGATGATGGTTGCTGGTATGTTCAACCGCGTCGCTGCTAAGGGCATGACGACTCAGGTTCTCGCTGGTGCGCTGGGTGGTGCATTCCACGCTGCGGATGTCGGTGAGCGCGGTACCTACCCCAAGGCGATGTTCACTCTGGGTGGCGGTATGCAGACTGCCGTTATCGGCAAGTCCGGTATTGAGGCCTCCTTCACCGAGGAAGCTCTTCGCTACTCTACTTGGGACCTGATGGGTATCAACCTGCGCATGATGAGCCAGGCCCTCAAGCGCCACAAGGAGCGTAAGGCTATTGCGTTCCTTCGTAGCCTGGGTGTTCCTCTGTTCGACAACGCTGATCCTACCTCCTCGCTGTTTGGTGTCCTAAGCGGTCGTGGGTTGGATATGGCCGCGAACGGCGCTTGTGTCATGGACGACCTCTTCAAGGCTCTCGGTCACTCCGCTGAGCAGGGCTATATCTATGACGTAGCTCTTGTTCACCCCATGACCTACATGATGTGGGAGCATGATCCCGTCATGCGTAACCTGTTCTTGAACGGGACTGGTGGCTCTTACTTCGGTCAGAAGACTGGTAACCCCGGTCCTCTTGATCCCTGGGGTTGGGGCGCTATGGGTCCTGCTCGTGGTCGTCTTGTCACTCCTATTGGTGCTGCGAGCGGCGCTGATCCGAGCGGCGACTTCAACTCGATCGCTTGGGCGGCTAACTCTGCTCCCGTGCTCCCCGGTTATGGTCCCAAGGGCCTGAGGATTGTTCCTTGCCCCGAGGTTCCTTACGACTCCACCACTGGTCTCTCTGACATCTACCTGGTCTCCAGCGGCAACGTTGGCTTCCTGCTAGAGGACGAGGGCGAGACCAAGGCTGAGTGGTTCGACTACGAGCGCGACATCATCAACGTACGCCTGCGCGAGCGCTACGGCTTCGCTCTGGCTGTTGAGGGTCTGGGTGTTGGTGTCATCAAGAACGCTGTCACGGTACGTAACTACTGGGATGGTGCGGTGCACACTGAGGCTGTCTCGGTTAGCGAGATCTCCAGCACCACTCCTGTAGTCTAAGCTAGACGATAGTCTAACTAGACTGTAGACTAAGGGGGATTCGTCCCCCTTTTTCTATTTGCAGGAGATATCAATGAGTTCTGACGCCAAAGACAAAGATAAAATCGATCAAGAGATGGTTGCTTATATTATGCGCTTGGTGGAAAAAGGGAAACAGATTGAACGTCAAGAGAAGGCTATTGCTAAAGGAATTAGCATTTCAGAAGTCATTGATGAAGAGACCGAGGTTCTTCGTATTGACTTGAGGGGTAAGATCTAATGGCTGTACCTGAACTACTTTACAATTTCCCATCAGACGGAGACAGCAATGTGCCGGTAGGAGAAGCTATCGTTCTTGCGTTCTCTAACTTGGTAGATCCCGAGCGTCTTAAGTCTTCAGTTATCTTGGTTGGTAAGGTGCGCGATCGAGTAGTTGGCGCCGCCATTTCTACTCTAACGGCCCCGGTGTTGGGTGACGGCAAGTACTTTATGAAGTCTCCTGGATTCAGTGGTACAGTACCCCTGAAGTTTACATTCCAGATGTACGATACTGAAGATGCCACTCGTACTCCTGTAGATACTTCTGTAGTTGATAGAGCTGGGGAAGATATTGCTCGGCTTGGTTCGTTGGTCAGTATCGTACCTGAAGGTGGTGCCTTGGCTCCGGAGATGGTTTATACCCTGTATATTAATGGGGATACTGAGTCTACTGGGCTAGTTGGTGTGTCGGCGCGCACACTTTACGATGTGGTTCCAAATCCAAGTAATGCCTCTACAGATGGCAGAGTCCATGTAGCTGGTACTTGGAGTGGTACAGGGAGTGATACTCTACATATCAAGATGACTACAGATGGTAACCCAGGCACAGCTACTTACAAGTGGTGGTATGAGTCTAGGGGAGTTGGTACTGCTCGTACAGGTAATATGACTGCCCGTAGATATAGGAATTTAGTAGATGGGATCCAAGTTAGGTTTGGCGGCTCCTCCTTTGTAGAAGATGACGAGTATACTTTCTTCGTCCATGAGAAGGAGAGAATGGCCGGTTCCTTCTCTATCGGCTTCACAACTAACGATGGGAGTTGGACCACCGCACCCACGGAACCCTCTGTGCCCGCTTCTACGGTCCCAGAAACGATCCTAGAGACAGAGGCAACCTACCTGGAGGTCTTAGAAATGGATCCCGAGCATACGTCTTACAACGTGCGTAACGGGCTAAGGATTATCAAGATTTACTTCTCTGAAGACATCGATCCAGAAACAATCACTGAAGAAACAGTGAAGCTCTGGAAGGCTCACGTAGACGGGCACTACCAAAATACATACGAACCTAAACAGTTAAGGTACGAATATGAAGTGGATGGTAATATGCTCATCCTCAAATTCTAAGGAGGTGTGATGTTCTACAATAGACAAACCGGAGGTTCTGCTGGAGACACCATTACTCTTTATGCTGTTTTTACGGATGATGCTGGGGCTCTGAAAGATCCTGATGGTCTTCCAGATGTTTACTTGTATGATCCAGAAGCTCTGTATGAAGAAGTTGAGTTGGCCGTTAGCGAGGAAGATTATTCGGGCGCGGCTTCTTCATTCGCTGCCACTCGTATCTCTACCGGCTACTATAAACTTGAATATGAAGTACCCTCTGGAACAGCTGAAGGTACTTGGTTTGATGTTTGGGTGTGTACGGTTGACTCAGTACATACATTCGAGCTTTTGCAGTTCAAAGTGAATGCTGGGCTAGACGCTGACAATCAAAACATTGGCAACAATACGATGATCGTTGTTGAACTAGCTAAAGAGATCACGGCTCTTGTTACAGAGCACGTACTTCAAGAAGATGTGCAGCTATACTTCACTACGAACTACTCTCCGCTTTATTGTTCTCCCAATCTAGTTAGGTTGGAGCTTGGGCGATGGGTCGAATCCTTTCCCGACGATACAATCGCTCTAATGCTTCACTGGTCATCTAAAGAATGTGACTTCATCAGCAAAGGCAATGCTTATAAAGACGCTCATTTCTCAATGGCAAGAACCAAATTCTGTATCTATGATACAGCCCTGCGCTTGGCCGTAATGCCAGGAGGAGGCCTACTCAATGCTCTTGAAACTGTCGGCCTTGGCAAGAAAGCTTTGGGGGATTTGGTTATTGATAAGCGGGGGCTTACTACTGCTGCTGTCGATAAGGATACTTTGGAATGGCTCAGAAGCCAGAGGCGCGAGTGGTGGAGAGTGGTTAACGCAGGTGGCAATATCGTACCTGGTGAAGGGTTGGGGCCTGTTACAGCAAAGCCCGGCGAAGAATCTCCAGACAGGATTGCGATTGGACGGTTGTGGGAGAACCCAGCATTTGATCCCTACGGGCTACCAACAGTCAATGGGAGAGGCACATCCTACGATCAGTACGGACGAGAACGAATGAGAGAGCGCCTAAACTATAATGGGCTTTACGAGTATCCGTTTGCCCCTAGGAGAAGGAGATGAAGCATCCTTCGCTCCTACCTAAGAAGGCTGGCGCTAAAACAATCGATCCCAAAACATTCACTGGAGAAATCGATCTAAGAGAAGAGTTTGATAAACTCATTCTTGGTATTGGAGAAAAGATTCGTCACGGGCATCCAATGATTCTTCGTAGGATGCGCCGACAAGAAAACGGAGAACCTGTATTTTGTACGTGCTCAGTTAACGATCCGCACAGACAAGGGAAAAGAGATTGTGTATATTGTCAGGGAGAAGGATTTCTTTGGGATGAAGAATGGCACATTGGCTACGCAATGTACACTTCATCCGAGGGTGGGAAGTCTGACACATATGTCCGGATGCCATCTGGCAACATCAAAGGAAACTACAAGCTCTTCTTCCTCAGATATGATGTTGGAATCAAGTATGGGGACAAAATTGTAGAGGTTCGTCTTGATGAAGAAGGAAAAGTTCAGTTATCATCCACCAAGAATTCTTTCATTAGAAAAGAGGTACATAAGCCTCAAACGATTGCTGAGATGCGCTCAGACAATGGCAGACTAGAATACTACGCTGTCTACTGTAGAGCCGAAGATGCAATAAGGAATACAAACCCAAATGAGTGAAGTAGCCAAAACCCTAACCAATCTAAAAGCTGCACTCCTAGCAGGAGATGTAGTAATTGGAACATTGGTAGATGGAGGGAAGAGCGTCAACTCTCTCGAGAACGCTGTCTTCCTTAACGGCCCAAAAGGATTTGATCCTAAAGACTACGCTCCACAGGGGGTATGTAGTCTAGAGAAGTTCTTTGAAGTAGCAGAAGAGTTGATTGAGTTCGGACAAAGCCTAAGCTCAAACGACTCAAGTAAATACGTAAAGATGGTTGGCGATTACGTAGATACTGACTTCGCTCATTTCGATGGTGAAGTGATCACACATAAGCTAGTAAGACGCGAACCAGGGAAAATGGACTCTAACGGAACAGGCAGACCTCAAAGAGAAAGCATGTTCCACAGAGAAGTTAGATCGCCACATTTCCCGAACAAAGTTCTTTCAATTAAAACCCGTCCCATTGACCATGTAGTGGAATTCACTTGCTATTCTAGAATTGCCAGTGTGGCAAGTGAGAGAGCCTTATGGCTTGAGCGATTGTTCGTCAACTACGCTTGGGTCTTCAAGGTAGCGGGTGTAGAGCGTTTCTACTTTGAGTATAGAAGTGCAGATAATTATCGTACTACAGCAGGGCAGCCAGTATATGAACGATGCTTGAGGTTCTTTGTTCGTTTGACAGAAGTTCAGATTGATATCGAACCTGAGATTAAGAACATCTTCGCTACTGGCGGAATCTACAATAATGTTAACGAATAAGGAGTCTTAATATGTCAACTTTTGATTCACTCGGCGGAGTTGTGGCAGCTTACACGGAAAGCTTTGGTGCTACCCGTACTGCTACTCAGAGCCGCATTCTGGTTCTTGGACCGGCTTCCGAGGGACCGACCGGCTCTATCTACCAGGTAAGCAACTTGTCTCTTGCTGAGAACAAGTTCGGTGTTACCTCTACGCTCATGCAGGCGGCCTATGAATTGGTTGCCGGTGGAGCAGACAACATTGCTCTCATGCGTACTGGCGGGCGTGCTGGTCTCATTACTATCACTAACGGCGATGAAGTGATCTCGATCACTCCTTCTCTTCGTGATGGTGACATTCTTTCTCGCTACGCTCTGTTCGTAGAGAACTCGGGTGGTTTGAACCGCCTCGCTATTTACGACACTGTCGAGGAAGAGTGGGTGTTCGATAGCTCCGAGCTACTAACTACCGACAATAGTGGTTTCGATGTAGTTGGCCTGGAAGAGTTCTCCGTGGCTCTTACTGCTAACGATTTTGATTCCCCCTCTACTGCTGTGAATGTCGCAGATATGATTACTGATGGGGATCCATTTGCTGATGGTGTCACTGTCCTTGCTGGTGTAGCTGGTGATGACGGCTCTTCTGCTTCTCTTGTAGAGAAGTATGCCGCGCTCAACACTGCCTACCTAAATCTTTCCTACCGTGATGCTGCTGGTCTAATCCCCGTTGGTGTGCATATCGATGATGCTAACGTTGCTGACACCGAGTTGGACTACGGCGCCTTCTGGAAGGGTTTGCCTGTTGCTGGCGAAGCTAATGACAAGCTTGGGTATGTATGGCAGTACGTGTATCAGGGTGAGTGCTACACTTACTTTACAGACACCAACGATTACTTTACGACTTTGGCTGAGCCTGACAATGCTTCTATCACTCATGGTGCAGTTGTTGTTTCTGCCCTTAAGGACGGTATCGGCGGCAACGCTTGTGAGCTTCAAGTAGTGAACGGTGCTGCGATCGACGTTACTGTTAGCGAGACTGATTTTGGTCTTCTTGTCTACGTAGAGTGTGTGGTTGGTACTTCGACTGCTACTGATGTAGTGGCGGCGATTAATGATGCTCTAGCTGCATTCACGCTAGCTAATGGTGTCGCGGCAGACACCCTTCTAGAGTCTTCTGTTTCTGGTAGCGGTACGACTGTCGTGACTGCGCTCAGCCGCACTCACCTGACTGGTGGAGCTGGTGGCCATGTCCTCACGCATGAGGATCTGACTGGCGATGCTGTTCCCGAAGTGGTGTCCGACAAGTTCGATGCTGCTACCGATGTCCAGCTGCGCGAGGTTAACTTTGCTCACCAGCTTGCTTCTGCTGCCTACCTAGCGTCTGTTCGTTGGCAGGATTGCCTTGGCATCATCGACTTCAAGGAGCCCACCAACTACAGCGCTTCGGCTATCCGCAGGTACCTTGGCAGTGCTCCCGAGTACACCATCTCTGGTGTAGAGAAGTTCGTTGACGCTCTAAGCGACAACGGCACTGGTGTCCTGGGTCACAAGCTGATCTCCGGTAAGGCTATCTCCGGTCGTGGTTACCGTAACCACTTGCTGACGGATCCTGGTTCGAACGATGGTCTAGCTTATGGCGGCCTCATCCTTACCAAGGGCCTAAGTCTTCCTAACGCCGGCAAGTACGTTTATGGTATCTCTGATGCTGACGAAGCTCTCGATGCCCGTAGGAAGCCAGTTGATATTGGCAAGCACATCTTTGTTAACTGCTCTTGGGGTACGACCGTCAGTGGTTGGAATGGCGGCACCGGTTACAAGGCTCCTGCTTCGCGTTACTTCATGGCGAAGGTTTTCTCCCTTGCTCCCAACGTGGAGGCCATCGGCGAGAATGGCATGCTTCCTGAGACTGTAGACTTTAGAAACATCCTAATCCCGGTTGCGATCCAGGCCGAGCTCGCTGATGCTCGTATCGTCTTTGTGAAGCCTCAGGAAGGAACTCCTGGCCGTAGAACCTTCGGTGTTTGCAAGACCGCCGCGCATCCTTCTTCCGACTACACTCGTCTTTCCACCATTCGTTGTGTTAACTTCCACATGCAGGGTATCCGTGAGATCGGACGTCCTTACCAGGGCCAGTCCTTTACTAACGCAGTGCTGATGTCTTTCCAGGCTCAGCTTGACCAGTTCTGCAGGGAGATGACAAACCGCGGCTACAGCAGGGGTTCTGCTTGCAGAATCAGCTACACCGCTGTTGATCGTGTGGCTGGGAACCTGAACGTAGCGCTTACTATCAAGCCTCCGTACAGCATTGAGACCATCGTTGTCACTATGACCATTTCCCCAGACTAAGGAGTAAACAATGGCCACATCTCCAGGCAATACTTCAGCTTTAGATCTTTCTAGGACTTATTCGTCCTTCAGCGGCTGTGACATTAAAGCCGTTGTAAACGGTCAGCCTCTTGGCACTCTGCAGGGCATCTCGTATGCTATTCAGCGTGAGAAGGCGCCGACTTATGTAATGGGTCGCGTTGACCCTCTGTCCTTCTCCAGGGGCAAGCGTGGTATCGCTGGCACTATCATCACTCTGATGATGGACGAGCACATGCTGTACAAAGAGAGCGCATTCAACACCGCTCAGGTGATTCTGGACAAGGACGAGCTTTTCGCCAATCCTGACTCTTTGAACGCCATTGATTACAACTCTGCGACCAATGCTGTGCTGGACATTAACCAGCCAGCGTCTGTTTTCAACCCGAACGACCTGAGCGATAGCTTCGTTGCTAGCAACGCAGTATACGTCGACCAGCTTCCTCCGTTCGACGTTGTCATTGTGGCCGCTAACGAGTACGGCAACGCCGCTACTATGCGTATCTACGGTATCGAGATCTTGAATGAGGGCTCCGGCTTCTCTATCGATGATATCGTTATCGAGAACCAGATGACGTACGTTTGCAGGACCATTCTGCCTTGGCAGAAGATGGGCTCCTGGAAGCCACTCGCTGGTGGTACCTATGGTGGGTTTGAGCCTGATCCGGTAGGGCCCAGCAGAGCCTAGATAATCAATTAGATAGGACCTAATATGGAGGGCAGGCAACTGCCCTCCATTACTTTTAGGAGTTAAGAATGGCCGAATCTCCACTTACATACATCAAGCCGCGGTACTCATTTTCTGGTGCGGATTGTAAGGTGTTCATTTGTCCTCACGGGCAATACCAATACTTCACTCCACTAGAGAGTATGAACACTATTTCTTTTTCTGTGCATGAACAGAAGGGTCAAGCAAGGGCCCTTGGGTATAGAGGAGTAAAGGGGTTCGCGCGGGGTGTA